TAACTGTAAACGTCTGATTATCTCTAGCCACAGTAATATGTTCATGTGGTCGTCCTGTTGAATCTTTGAATGTTGTGACTAAGTATTGCGTCACTTCCCCAAAACCTCCTTAACTCGATCTAAGATGTCTTTACACTCCGCTACTTCCGAAGCCTTTTGCTCCACGTTCTGAAACACTTTCGAATTCCTCCACTTGCTTTAGTTCCGGTGTCCATATAGGCACGATAACCAATTGAGCTAGTTTATCGCCTTTGTTGATTTGGTAAACTCTTCTTATGCCTCTTCCATCTTGTACATAGTTACCTTTTATATCTAAAATGCTTATTAATCCATCTTCTAATTCAGCGTCTATATCATCATATAAAAAGGGTATTCCATCACGTTCTTCATCATTCTTGATATTAATCCCTAAATTGCCATGATATCCCGCGTCTATCTTGCCTGTTTCAATCACTAAATACGTTTTACTACTTACACCACTACGACTAGTTAATAGTCCGACATAGCCCTCTGGTATACTCACAGCTACATCTGTTTTGATCACTGCTTTTTCTTGTGGTTCGAGTACGACAGTTTCAGCTGAGAATATGTCATAACCTGCATCCGTCTTATGATTTCGTTCGGGCATTCTAGCATTTTTTGATAATAGTTTTACTTGTAATGTGTTAGTCATTTTCCTATTCCTCCTCATATTTATAGACAACTTGACCTGCCATAATCCCTACTGCTTCATCAAGTTCAATACCTTCTTTAACTGAATGTTGAATAGCATTTGTCATTCCCTCAAGTATTTCATCAAACGCTTGCGCTTTCTTATACACGTCCTCAATCTCTTTTAGCAACCCCTCTGTGTCATTACCGTTATACGCACTAGCACTAATAACGGACTGTTCGATTTTTTCGCGATTATTCATTTGTGTCATCCTCCATAAAAATTTTATTGTTTAATTCCATTCCGAATTTAACTCTTTCATCATCGTTACCGAATTCGTTTATTAAATCTTTTTCAACGCTCTTGCAATACCTATCCCATGCGCTTGCTTTCTTCTCCAGTTCTTTGTTACAATCTCGTAACTTCGCTATATCCCCAATAAGCTCATCTCGTTGCTTCTTGTACTCTTCACGATCTTTTAATGCTTTGTGAAGTTTATCTAATAACTTGTTAGAGTTAGTACAAAGATTTTTATATTGTTCATCTGATAAGGTGAACGTCATCTCATAACCTCCAATAGCATCTCATTTTCAAAAATATTTCCAACAATTTCAATAATATCGTCATTTTCACTTAGTAATTCAGTTACATTGCTAAAAGTTATATAAAAGGCTCCTTCTTTAAACTCGATAAAACTTACTTCTCTCGAATAACAATCTTGAACAATATCCCCTTCATAAATCTCCACACCGTGCACATCTTTAAATCCTGTGTATTGTAATAGTTTTACTTCATTGAAACTTTTATAACCTGTTGAAATCAAAATGTACCCACTATTAAAATCGATTTCGTCAATAATACTCATAACTTTTTTATCTTTATCCCAAGCTTTAAATTTCAACATCATACTAGCAACTCCCCATCTTTCCAGATTAACGTCATAGTTAGGTCATCGTTTAAGATGTAGAATGCTTTGGTAGGCACACATCTGCCATATAAACATTCTTTTATACTAGTGTTCTCATATAGTGTAGAGTTATAGTCTCCTTCTTGAATCTCGAATAATTCAATCAACCTATCAACCTTAGTCTCTTCCGTTACTTCTTTTTCAATATCAACTATGAAGGGGATATCAATTGGAATAAAACTTGACGTCGAACACTTATTTGTATTTGGATGAAAACGAACGAATCCATCACTAAATCCTGTTGAAAAAAATATTTTTCCTTGTGATAGATCCGGATTTTCTCGCGCCCATTTAATTAATTCATCTAATCTCATTTCTTTTTTAACTTTGATTTTCATTGTTATATCTCCTCTTGAACAGTAAATTTATCGTTAATTGATACGTATCCAGTCACATTACATAAGATGCTATCAACATCAAAAGTCACACAACAGTTGCGTTCAACATCATTTGAATAGAATCTTTTATTACCTGATAACTTGGGGTTATCCCAAGCCCATTGGATAAGTTCAGGTAAATTCATTTCTTTTTCAATTTTGATTTTCATTGTTTCCGCCCTTTTAAAATAAAGTTAGTTGCTTCTGTTCCTCATATTCCAAATCACTTTGCTTTATATATGTTTCAAGCTCTTCCGCTGTATCAAATGTCTTTTTCACACCTTGCCAACCTGGCACGATATGACCGTGAAAGTAATAAGTGCCATTTACTACATGGATATGTGCCACTCGTTCGTTATCCTGATACAGATATCTCTTAGATCCAAAGAATTGATTTAGGTATTCTTTACGCGCGCTATCTGTCATGGTCATCACTCCTTTTAACAATTAGGCAGACCAAACGACATGCATTCGTCGTATAGCTCTTCATTACTTATGCTTGCCTTATAGTTTTCAATCACATTGCTAACTTCTTTATGACTCATTGCTTTAACTTGTTCGTCTGTATATTTTTCGCAGTCTTCTAATTCCAGTTGCTCCTGTAATGACATCACATATTCAACTTGTCTTTGGGTTGCCATCGTTAACCCTCCCACAAGTCAAAAGCTCTTTGGACGTAAAACTTCGCCTTTGCTAAATCCTCATGACCATTCTTTAACGGTGCTCTAGACATGTATTTGATTGCATTACCTATTGCGAATGCTAGTTGAGGTGGATACTGTGCCGTAACCTGTTCGATAAAATCTATAATTTCAATGTCGCCGTATGTGTAGTGCGCTGGTTGCTTAACATTGTCTTGCGCTTCGTTCATATCTACTTTTCTGTTACTGATTACGCTCATTATGCTTCACTCCATTTCTTGAACATTTGGTTATAAGTGACATCGAACCAGTACGGATCACGTGAATGTTTTTGTGGCGTTCCATCATAAAGCCATGGTCTTAATCTTCTCTTTCTTTCCTGTTCATATTCCGCTCTCACATTTCGTTGGTATCGGTTCAAAATCGCTTTTTTTCTGATTTTTTCTCTCCCTTTTTCTTCATCTTTTATTTGACTCTTCATATATTCAACTTCTTCTTTAGATTTTGAGTCCTTTCTTCCACACAATAATTCATCGCCGCGCATTTTATGTTTGTATCTATATCTAAGAAGTTCTGGAGATATATGATATTTTTCTGAAACTTCTCTCAATGTCATTAGTTTTCCTTTAATACGCACTCTTATAACTTTTCTTCTAGCCATCATTCCACCTCTAAATCTAAAACCTTGATATTTATAACGTTATATTTTAATAGTTCACCTGGATTATTAAATAAATAGTCCGCCAAATTTTCTTTTTCTTTATCAATCTGATTGTAATTAACACTTTCGACTTCTGTAGGAATTCTAATGTCAACAGAAGCATTGATATAAGCTTGATGTTGCATGCAATCACACTCCTAATCCTTCATATAAAACGGAGAAGTAAACCCGTCACTATTCAAATTCAATCCTTTTGCCCAATCAACAGGCTTATTCATGATAGTTTCGATTTCCTTAAGTCCATTTGAACCTCTAGGTATTTCTACAATTACTTCATCATGGACATGGCCAACTATTTTAAAACCTAATGCTTCAAGCCTTGCTATAGAAATCGCAAGTAAATCCCTTGCAGTTGCTTGAACAATATTCTCGACTAACTTCCCACCATACGTTTTTAACTTTGACCATTTACGGTTAAGATCTAACCCCATAAATTCAACAACTTGACTACCCCAACTATTTTCACCAACTAAAGCTTTTGGATAAGCTAAAGCTCTTCCACTAGGCAGTTCAATCATTAGAAAACCTTTTTTCATATAAAATCTAAGTCCATGTGTATGATGCGTCTTTCGGGATTTTACAGTATTAATTGCAGCCTCTTGGCAAGCCTTCCAAAAATTAACTATGTTAGGATTTGCGTTACGCCAACTATCAACTAAACCTTGTAACTCGTTTTCTTCAATGCCCATTTCCAATGCACCCATTGCTTTTAAAGCTCCAGCGCCACCTTGATAGCCTAAAGCTAATTCGGACACTTTTCCTTTTTGTCTGAGAGGGTCGCCTTTAGTTATGCTTTCTACCGGTACATTAAACATTTGAGAAGCCGATGCTTCATATATCTTTCCGTGTGTGTTGAATACATCTAAACGCCATTGTTCTTTTGCATACCATGCTATGACTCTTGCCTCTATTGCAGAAAAATCACTTACTGCTAGTTCATTACCTTCTTCAGCAGTAAATGTCGTCCTAACTAATTGACTTAATAAGTCTTGAGGATGAACATTGAGTAATAAATCTAAATCATCAAAACGTTGTTCTTTAATAAGATCTCTTGCTATTTCTAATTCAGTATCTGAAATATAATGCTTTGTTAAATTCTGAAGTTGTACACCTCTACCTGCCCATCTTCCAGTACCGGCACCGTAAAATTGAAACAGACCTCTTACCCGTTCATCACTGCACATCATGTCATGCATTTTGTTGTATTTTTTCACACTGGTTTTAGACATTTGCAATCTAATTTCTAGCATTTTTTTAGCTTTTCCTGTTGCTTCTTTTAAGTACTCCTGAACCGTTTTCTTTTGTAAATTAGGTATATCTAATCCTTGTTCATCCTTTAACCAAGCCAATAACTGTGTAGGACTATTAGGATTTTCTAAACCTGTTATATGTTTAGCTTGTTTAAGCAATTCTTCTTTACTCTGCTTATCGAGCACATTAGCTCCTAACATCAATGATTTAGAAAGCTTAATACCTCTGTCGTTTATATGTTGGTCAAAAACCCAATATGTTTGTTCAATTGCAGTTACTGGAAAGTCTTTAATTTTATTAGCAATCGCCATTTCTACTTCTACATCTCGAATACAGTAATCTATAAATTGTTGCCATTTTTCAAGATCATGTTCAGGTAGGTTTCTTGTTCTTCCTCCATTAACTTTTGTTGGTTTACAAGGTATAGAGAAATAACGAATTAAATTTTTACCTGCTTTATCTTTTTGGCTTTGTAGTCTTAAAACTTCTCCAACTTTATCAAGCGAAGCAGGTAAGCCAATACGCATTGAATTAACCATTGTGCAAATCCATTCTTCAGGTGGCATCTGTTTATTAAAATGTTTAGCAAGACAAGTTCTTTCGAAATTAGCATTGAATGCATACTTTTTTACAGCAGGGTCAAATAGAGCAATTTTAAACGTCTCATAATCAGCGTGGAAAGGCTCATTATCTACTTTAGTCATGTCAATCGCACTAATCGCTCCACCATCTATCGAATAAGCTATAATTAAAATTTCGAAATCTTCAGCTTCTGTGTATTTATAGGCACCACATTTCGAAATATCGTTACTGCTGTATGTTTCAATATCTATATTCATAAATTTCAAATTCTTGACACCTCAATTTCTTTAAAATTAAAGTGGGGCTAAAAACCCCACCTATTGACTTATAAGAAATCCTCATCATCAGTGTCTAATTCATCAAAATCATCTTCTGCTGCACTTGCACCGCCAAGAGGTTCGCCTTTTTCTACAAGTTGAATGTTGTTCAATCCAACTGCGATACCCTTATTACCATTTGTGTTGAATGGAAATAAATTGATTGAAGCTCTAATATAGTCACCACTTACAATAGTTCCAGAATCCGTTAATCTAATTTTGTTTTGGTCAATAATACCAGGTGCTTGTTTGCTTGATGCGTTAATAAAATAAGCGTCTTGATAATTCACATCATCTTCTCTTTCAGTATCTCCATCACGTAATGGAAGTTTCAGATTTGCAGGAACTTTGCCTCCAAACTTACTAACTTTTCCTTCTTCTTTAGCAGCTTCTATAGCTTGTTCAATGGCTTTTATCGTACTTGTATCTGATTTAGGAATGATTAAACTGATTGAATACTTTGCTTCTTGCCCTTCTTGCATACTGTGAGGTTCAAAAATATGTGCATATGATGCTCTTACTTTTCCTGTAATCACTTTAGTTTTATTTAATACTTTTGCTTTCATGTTTATATACCGTCCTTTTTAATTTTTATAGTTTGTCAAAATCATCTTCAGCAGATTGCTTTATAGCTGGTCGTTTATCAGACTCGGTAGCAAGTGTTAATTTACCTTGCGGCTTTTCTATAAAGCCTTCTGCAATTTTAGAAAATGCTTTTTTGCCGATTAATTTTTCTAAATTCGTAATGCTAAGTAACTTGGTTTCTGTAATATCTTCAGGTTTATAACCCGCTTCAACTAACCTGTCTCGGACTGCTTTTGTATCAGTTATCACTCTCCTTGAACGTCCCGTGACTAGCTTCCAACCTGGATACGTTTTATCATTCTCTTTCGCTTGTTCTAACGCATATTTCTCTACTTCATCAGCCCATTTTTTGATATCAGGCAGTTTATATAAAAGTTCTGCAATCTCTTCATCACTCAACAAATGTGGTGGCTTTTGAGGCACATTTTGCATGTATTCTGCACGTGTTCTACATGAATGCTTTATCTTACAGAATCTACAATGACTACCTGCTTTAAACTCACCTTCACCGTTATAAGCAAGTCTGGCTAAGGGTTTAACAAAATCGGTTCCCCATTGAAGTAATCTTGAGATTGGTAACTCTTCAGTAGAAAAGTTATCTATTCGAGGTTGTATGATAGTCATGCGAACTGTATGAATGTCATACACTAAACTAAGCAGTTCATATGCGCCCAAGCCATATAATCTAAGTTGAGGATTATCTATAGCTGAAACTTCAATGCCTTTACCGTATTTAAGGTCAATAATTTCAAGTACACCACCTGAAAATATAATGACATCACCAGTACCAAAAGATTCAGGGACGTATTTACCTAAATCCAATTTTGTTTCAAATAAAGCTATTACATCGTCATCTCTACTCAAAGCCTCGTTATACTTTTCTTCTACATTAGCTACGTACTCTTCAACATATTCGCGCAACTCTTCACTGTAATATTGATTTCGCTTATAATTTTGAAAAGCTTTATTAAACTCAAACTGTGTTAGGCCTTCATATTTAAGACTGAAATATAACTCACTTAACTCATGAGCGAATGTACCTTCTTCAGCAAAAACTGAACTTTTATCTGCAATACCTTCACTTGCCTTAATACTCGGTGGACAGTTTAGCCATTGTTTTGCTCCACTTGCACTAAGCTTTGCATGAGCTCTATTTGAGTGATCTAGCTTCATGCATTTATTCTCGCATTCATAAAATCAACAATTTTTTCATAATGCTCTTCTTTGATAGTAGATAGCTTATCCGCACCAAGTTCGTTAAGTTTATTTCTAAATTCTTTCTTATCAGAAGTGTCTGCTTTTTTAAGGAACTCTTTTCCTACTGATAAAACATAATCTTTAGTCAAATCAGCAGAAGTTTCCTTAACTTCTTCAATTGATTCCAGTTGAGCTGTTTCTTCTTTTGGCATTGGTGCTTCTTTAACTTTCTCTTGTACAATTGATGAATCTACAGTTGATAGTTCAGTGTTTAACACACGTAAGTTCTTATTTAATAGTTTTAATTCTTCAAAAATACCTTCTAATACTGCCATTGATTAACTCCTCCTTAAAATTGGTTAGCTAGACGAATCATTAACTTGATACGTTCTTCTATTTCTCTAGGGTCATCACTTTGTTCATTTAATCTTGCTAACAATTCAAATTGTTCTTCTAAAATTTCTTTTTTACGTTCGACTACACTTAAATGCAATTGCGATTCAATAACACGCCAGACACCCCAACTTTCCATTGCAATCTTTCCTTTTTTCTTAAGTTTTGAAAGTGTGGATTTTGCATGTGTTTTAGATATCCCAAAAGTTTCAACAACATCATCAGAATTGAAATTGTCATATGTTGCAAAATGTGATAGTATTTTTTGTTGTAAGGTCATATTAATAACTCCTTATATAATTATTTAAGACAATTGCTCATCTTGCACTGTTACTTGCTCCAACAAGTAGCAGTTTTTTTATTCTTCATAAAAGTATTCCTTATAAAATATGAATGTCACTATACTTGCGAATCCTGCAATTGACCATGCTGTAGTGAAGTACAGCAATGGCATGAGTACAATCGCTAAGACCGTGAAGCACAACACTGCTAATAGGTAGCTTTTATATGTGTCGCTCATTTGATAATCCTCCTAATACCATTTTTTATGCTTTCTGATCAAATACTCTTCTAATTTAGAAATATTAATCAATGTTCCCGTTGCTGAATAATCAATGTATAAATTTTCTACACCTAAATTATCTTCACGGTAATATTTCAACCAGTTGTATACTGTACTTCTACATACTCCAAACAATTGATGGATTTGTGTAGGTGTTGCGTATAACTTTTTCACAAATTTTTCTTCGCCTCGATATGTGTTTTCTGGTGTTGGTGGTATTATGATTTTTGGCATCTCTATCACTCCTTTAGATAAATGTTAAAGTTTGTTATTATTCGCCCTGTATTGAAGTTCTCTATCTAATGCATAGAAAACTTTGTTTATTTCTAAGTAGCTGTAATCACTTTTTTTAATAAGTTCTAATATTTCCGCTCCTAAGTTACGTTCCTTTTCCGTTAAATAGGATGAAGAAGCATCAGCTTTGCTAGAAACTTGTGGGACGCCTATACGCAATCCTTCTGATCTTGTGTTCATTTGTTTATGCTCCTTTCGTGTATAATGTTGTTATCAACCTAAGGAGGTGATAACATGCCCTTGACATCTGATGAATTTGATACACTTACTAAAGACCAACAATATATCTTGTCCGTACTCTACAAAGATTATTTAGAATGTGTAAAGTTAGGTTCGATTAAATTAACCTGCAATAATTTTGGAAGTGCTAAAGATATACATACAAAGTATTTTCAAAAACTACATTTCGAAGATGTAAAATACGATTTAAATAAACTTAAAAACTCTGGGTTCCTAAACGGCGTGTATGCTAGTAACACTATTTATCATGTAACAATTTCAGACAAGACTGTTGTTTACTTTGAAAATGAGTTTAAAAACAATTTAAAAAGTATCATTGATAGCATTTCTATAATTGCTTCAATAATTCCTGGTCTCTAGTTGGGTTTATAACTTCCCAATCATTTGCCATGAGGTCATCGGCTGAAGGTTGCCAATATCTGATAAGGTTTGTCCCATCGCTATTTGAAATGATGCATTGTAAAAAACTATCATTTGTTGGTAATATCTTAGTTCGATGACTTTCTTTCCAATCTTTCCGTGTCATAGAGACAAGATTTTTTGTAGCTATCTTAGTTGCTTCTTGAATGTTCATTTGTTATTCCTCCTTTTAAGATGTTTGTTTTTCTTTAAATGCTAAAATAATTGATTTCTTTTTATCATTCGTGAATACGAAATTTTCGTATTCATTACCTAAAAAAATATCATCATATTTAACATTAAAAGCACTCATATACTTAGAAAGTAAACTATCTTTAATGTTTGTAGAGTCTTTTTCCATATTTTGAATTGTACGTGATGAGACCTTAAATAAATCTCCTAACTCTTTTTGAGTCAATCCGTAATCAGTCCTCAACTCTTTTAATGTTTTCATGTTGTCACCGCCTTTCGTAAACCTAATATAATACGAAATTTTCGTATTGTCAACATTAAATACGTTTTTTTCGTAAAAAACTTTACTATGATATGAAAATTTCGTATAATAAGAAAAAAGGAGGTAAGTAATATGAACAAAGAAAGAAATATTATTATAGCCAAAAACATTAGAAAATTTCTCAACGATTCAAATATGTCTCAAAAGAAACTTGCTGAACTCATTAACATAAAACCATCTACTTTAAGCGATTATTTAAATTTACGTTCCAACCCCTCTCACGGCGTTATACAAAGGATAGCTGATGTTTTCGAGGTTGGTAAAAGCGACATAGATACTACATACAAAGACGATAACGACATCACTTCCATATACAACAAACTCACACCTCCCCGCCAAGAAAACGTACTTAACTATGCAAATGAACAATTGGAAGAACAGAATTCTAAAGGAGATAACGTTGTAGATATTAATTCATATAAACAGGAGAAAACTCCAGTTAACGTCAATGGTTGCGTCTCTGCTGGTGTAGGAGAACGTTTACACGATGAAACGCTATTTACTGAAATGGTTAAAGGACCTATCCCCACACACGATTTAGCGTTAAAAGTAAATGGTGATTCTATGGAACCTATGTTTAAAGATGGCGAAATCATATTTGTGGAGAAAACTCACAATATAAAGAATGGACAAATTGGTATATTCATCATTGAAGAAGAAGCGTACGTTAAGAAAGTCTTTGTTGAAGATGATAGATTGACTCTAGTTTCACTAAATAAAGATTACGACGATCTACACTTTTATAGAAATGAAAGTGTGAGGTTAATTGGAAAAGTTATTTTATAAAAGGAGCACTTGCAAATGAAAAAATATGATATTGCAGTCTTAGACTTTGAAACTATGAATGAACATATGAACAGCCCTTGCGAAGTTGCTGTATCTTTAATTAAGGATTTATCAATAGTAAAAGTTTATTCATCTTATATTAATCCTCCTAATAATAGATATAACTTGAAAAACGCTAAAATACATAAAATACCTGAAGATGTCATATTAAAAGCACCTAAATATCCAGATATTTACCAAGAAATTCTCTATCTTTTAAAAGAATCACATTTAATTATTGCTCATAATGCACTTTTTGATATTTCAGTATTAAAAAATACTAATAATTATTATGACTTACCTGTTCCAAACTTCATGTATGTCGATAGTATAAATATCTTTAGAAGCTTCCACGCAATCTCTAGTTTTAAATTAGAAAATTTGTGTAGCTTATATGATATCGATAAAGAAAAATTACATTCTGCTAAATTTGACGTGCTAGCTTTATCGAAGATGTTGATATCACTCGCTAAAAACAATCAGCATTATAGTGTATTAAAATTAATACATTATATGCCTAAGCAATACATTAGATTTAGCAAATATTCTAACTCTCCAACTAAACTTTTCGATTCAGGATTTCAAAAAATTCATATGAAAATATCTGAGATTAATAAAATAGAAGTGGAAAGTGTAATCCCTATTTTAAAAGATAAAAATGTTGTTTTTACAGGTAATTTTGACACTGAAAAACAAGATTTAATGATATTAACTAGAAAGAAAGGAGCTTATATCAGAAGTGACGTAACTGCAAAAACAGATATTTTAGTCGAAGGTGTTCAAGATGATAAATATAAAGATGTGAACGGACTAGTTTCAAAACAACGAAAAGCTCGAGAATATGTTGGAAATGGTGCAAAAATTCAATTTTTAAATGAAGAAGACTTAATAAATTTAATAAAGGAATAATAACGATGATCAAAAAAATTTTTACAAAAAAACATGTATTCTTAGTTATAGAAGATGAAAACCATAATCACAGTGATGCTGTTTTTGGAAAAAGTATATTACTTTCAATTTACGTCGGTGTGAATAAAAAGACTAATTCTAAATCAGGGAAATTTATATACCTTGACAGATCTAAAAGAATCGTTAGACAATCTGATATCACCAAAATAGAATCAGCTAACGAAAATGATGTAGATTTTTATAATTTACTGAAGAAAGAAAAGGAAATTGTTTATTCCAAAAATATAGTAGATAAATACAATTTAGCGAACTATATAATTTACTACGAAGTTAGTACTAAAGAATAAACCAATCCATTATTTCATAATACTAACCTTAAATTTACAGAGGTTTTAATTATGAAA